ATGTAATCCTGCAGTAAACCTCCGTTAAGGCGCGTACGTAGCGCAAAGAAGTTCTTATAGTAGTGGCTACGGGCATTGTTAGGCTGGTTGTTTTCCCACACTAACTCTGCTCGGTTGGCTGGACCAACAGAACCGTCAAAGAATTCTTGAGGAAACGCGCTATTTTCAAACATAGCTGCTTCGCAGTCTACGGTGTTCCCCGCTGCTCCTGGGTTCCATTTAACAACACATTCTGCATAAGCTGCAGTAGCTGGCGCTACTGCTGAAACGTAAGGCCTACTCCATTCTTGATTGAGCGTAAAATCTGCACCATCCGTAGTTGAAATAACACTTTTATTTTTATCGTACCAAATAATTGCTGGGCGAACTGTGTCTGTTGATTGGTCTGTATACATATAAATACTAAATGTATAAGGAGTAAGAGGGTAGTAGATTCCCATAAGGTCGGAACTGGTAGTTTTAGAACTGATAGTAACCAAGTTACTGGATGTTGATGTAATAACTAATGAGTCTCCAAGTTTAAATACACGACCAGTTGGAGCAAATGCAGTTGCTCTATTACCGCCAGCAAGTGAAAAGAAAAGTTGTGTATCATCTACGGCAGTAAGGAGATGCGCTCCATTAAATGGAGACCCAACTCTATCAATAACAATAGAGTCCCCTGTTTTAAAATCGTGAACAGTAGTAAGCTTAACTGTAGCTACGCCGTCTTGAACTGTCACAGAATAAGTTGAATAAGGTTCAAATGTAGGGTCAGCAGCTTCTAAGTCTGAACCAATCGTTGCTCCGCTTACCGTCCAAGGAGCAAGCACTCCATTATAGAAATGGGGATTAGCAAGTTCATTAATTCTTGTAGCTTTTAACGTTACGTGAATTTGTCGAGCTTCGTCAAATTCGGTAGGTGCCGCAGCTTTTTCAAATTGACCAGCATCAAAATAATGATATTCATTAGAAGCTGAACCAGCAACACTAGATACGGTTACAAAAGGAACTGCATATTTGCAGTCATTAACTTGAGTAACACCGATTTGAAAACCAGTACCTGAACCACCAATTAAAGTAGAATCAACTGTAAAAATGGTAGAGGTGTCCGCACCAGAACCTCCATTAAACTGGTCAACAGACACGGTCGAAACCTTGCCACCTACTACAGTTATTGTTGCTTTTGGAACGTGTGTAGGCACTTTTCCAGAAAGAAAGGTTAAAGGAACATTTGTATATGTACCATTTACATAGCCACTACCAGCGGTAGAAGAGAAATTATTAAACGTAATTGCTGATGGGGCGTAGTTAACGGCGGTTGGACGTGTTGAAAATGAAGCAACTAGGTTAGTTACAGGAACACCTGTTGTGGTTGCCATGATTGCACCAAAACGGTCATACCATTTAATCCCAGCAGTAACAGGTCTAGCAGTTATGTTTGCAGCAGAGTAAATGCTAAACGAGTATTGTTCACCTGCTTCTACTGGAACACCTCTAGTAATTGGGTATTCTTCACCGCAGCTAGCTGTTAATGCGGCGGGGCTAATAGATGTATTTGAAAGCCTTAGTATACCTTTTTGTTTATTAGGAAATAATGTAGGGGCTGTAGGCTCTGACCAAGGGGCTGGAGATGGTGTCACAACTGGGTAAGAAACCGCTAATAGATTGTAAGCATCCCTTAAACCTAAATTAGTTGCTACTAAAGTAAAAGATATAGAGGTGGAGTCAACTGAAGTAATAGTTACTGAACTACTTAAGGAGTTAAATAAAGGCATATCAAATCCGCTTAGATAAACTTTGTCTCCTTTTAAAAACTTGTGCGGTCCTAAAACAAGGTTTGCTATATTACTTGTAATAGAAACTTTTTTTACAAGTTTTTGAGTTACAGCGGATAGAGCAGCACTAGAGTCTATAGAAGACCATTTACCAGAACTTTCCTCAAAAGAGGAGTCGTTGTAATCTAACATTAAGTTGTGCCCAATAGTGACACCTTCAACACTAGAGTTAGATGCACCCACATTCTGCGGTTCAGGTACCCCGTATCCAGTAAGAGCTCTTAAATACTCTCGCAGCCCTGCTAAACTCCCCTTAGTTTTTGAAATTCTAATAGAGTCTCTTACCAAAGTTCTAGAGCGTTGATAACCAATTTCTGGTTCGTAAGCAATACCAAATTGATTAAGCACTTCTGGAATAATTGTTCCAGATAAAGTTTCAAAATTATAACGGTCTTTAATTAAATCTGTAAGGCTTCTAATTTCATCTATCTGATAGCTAAACAATCCCAAAAATCCTTTTAGGTCATTGTTATCCCAATCAGAGCTAGCAGAATACGGTTGGCTAATCTTGTAGATTGATGGTATAAAGTTATATAGGTTGTTTAAACTTCCGTAATCTTTTACAAACAAACCAGTAATTTCACCAGCATTAACCCATGAATATTGAGTGGTTTCATACACCCAAATTGTGTAGTAATAAAAACCAGGCTTATTAACTGTAGTGGTGTCTGTGTATAGAGTTGGGTCAGCTCCACGAGTTGTGGAGAATACAATTTCTCCATCCCAAGCATTGACAGAAAATCCATATGTATTTCTTACTATACGTAATTTAGCCCAAGCACCTGCTGGGCTTGTCCACTTTAAAGTAACTGCTCCATGTCCTGATGGCAAGGCAGTGAACGGTGCAGCCGAAAATTTAATCGGGTTATCTGTACCGTAATAACTAAGAGGAAAACTACTCGAGCTATAGTAATCAATACCATACCGTGCCATTAGCTAAGGATACCCCCAGTTACATCGATTGTAAATGTTCCTTGTTTTGGAATTTCATTAGAAGCACATACAATATCGTTTACAACAAGAGCGCTTATAGTTCCTGAAGATGCAATAGAAGTAACATTTGTAGCAATTTGAGCATAAGACACCGTATTAGTACCTACAGCAGTAACTACAAATGTTCCATTAAACGTTGAATCTACATTAGAAACTAATATGGTGCTTCCTACTTTATAGCTATGAGCAATGCTTGTAGGTAAGGTAGCAACGTTACTAGTAAGAGCTTTATTAGTAACAGTGAAGTTCTGTTCTTCATCCGTTCTTCTTAGCTTATACATCTGTGTTCTAGACAATCCTTCAACTTCATTAAGTACAGCGTTAACATCTGATAAATTAATTCGGTCTTCAAATGCTACGTTGTCTAAAGCAAATAGGTCTGTAAGTGCCGCGTTTACTTTAGCAAGTACCTGTGATTGTTTATATTGTGGAAGCACAACAATAGCTAAGTACATATTAACTGAAACATAGGAAGGCGGTTGAAAAGTAATAGACGTTCCAGGAGGTACTTTATCAACCATATAACTAGTTAATGTTGCTTTTAAATTATTGAATACTGTAGAAGCAGTGATATTGTCACTTTGAAGTCCACTGTCACCAAATGGTCTGAAGTAAATAGTAATGCTACTATAAACTTCTGCCACAGCATTAGCGGTAGCTACTCCCGATACTTGTACAGCAAGAGATGCATAATCGCTTAAAGATACTGCTCTATTAAGAGCACGGATGCTCTTAGGAGCGTTTGTTCTAATAGCATCTGTTGATTCAGGGTCCGCACCACCAGTAGCGGCGCCAGATAACGGTCCAACATCTTGATTAGATACGGTTAGGCCTGATGGTTTTTCTCCACTACTTCCCCATTTATAGATGTATTTAATAGTATTAGCAGCTACGTTACCTATAGCCCCCCCACCAACTCTATATGTAGCATAAATACTTGAACCATTAGGTGGAATACGACCACTAACGTTATCGCCAAATTGAACAGAGGTTAGATACTCAGCATCTTCTGATGCTTGAAACACTGGGTCATATCCAGCAGAGTCAATTAAGTACTCAACTTGATTATAAGACACTCCATTGACCATAACATCGATACTATCGTTGACTACTGGGTACTCTAATAAAGTAAATTGTTGATTAATATTTCCATTTGAATCGCCAATATGCTCATCACTTACTGTAACACCTTGAGTACAGGTTACTGTAGCGGTGCCATTAGTAGTACCAATTTTAGCTGGGACTGTAACGTCTTTATCTGTTTCAAAAATAACTTGACTGTTAACACCATTAGATACGGTATTAGTAGCTACTTGAGTTAAAGCTGGAACTGTAACGGAAACAGAACTGGAATTTTGAAAGGTAAGCGTTGCAACTGCTGCAGTAGATTGAGTAGGCAAATAACCAAGAAGGTTTGCAATTTTTAAAATACTTGAACGTTGACTAGCAGTTCCAATAAAAGCTTCGTTAGCTGAACGGTCAATGTAGTAATTAAGGAGGTCTCCCATATAAGCAAACGCTTCAATTAGAACCATACCAAAATCTGCGGGGTCTCGATTGGTCCACAACGGTGCGTAATAGGGAATTAAATCAATTATGTCTTGTCTAATAGACGCATAGTCTTTAGACGTATAATCGACTTGTGGTATGTACTTATCAGCCATTATTTTTGACCTTCCACTAGCAAATCTCCAGATTGATTAAACAACGCGCTTTTAATACTTACTGATTCTACAGAAGCATTTTGAGCTCTTTTGTAATGAACTTCTACAATGTACACATCATCGTCGCCCGAATCTTCAACAGTTACAGCTACAAACTCAAGTTCAGGCAGCCAGTTAGCAAAAGCTCCAGCAGCTGCTTGAGAAATCCAACCTCTAGCTTCAGATTTATTTTGAAAAGACGCCCCTTGAGCAGAGCTTCCGTAGGTAGGTCGCATTATTCTTTCCGTAAGGTTGGTCATCAATACAGCAGTAACTCGGTCCTGCCAAATCTTTCCTTCGTTAGAAGTATAACTAACGGAGCCATTACTATCAAAAGAAAAAGGAAGGCTGATAGCTCTTTGTGTCATACGAGTTCAACTCCCATCCATACTGGAAAATTAGGGTCTCCGCCTTCAAACATAACCCAAACTTTTTGGTCTAAATTAGGCACAGCTCTGTGATAGGTATGTTCAGCAGCTGTTCCTCCAGCTTCAGAACCGTCCATGTCTAGTGTATCGCTAGTTGCTTCATGGGGATGGTCAAGCTGGGTAGTGTTTCCTGCATGAGTAATAGTTGCTGTTACTGAATGAGTATGACTTGGGCTTCCTCCAGAACCACTAGTAACAGAAAGGCTATGGTTAACAAGTAGCGCTGCTACCTCTGAAGCAAGGTGCGCTTTATGGTCTGGATGATTAGCGTTGTCTGTAACAGGGGTGCAAGACCTAGCCCATTCAGTTATTTCTTCACCTAAAATTTGAGGAACTTGAAGCCTAACTCTATTTAAATTATCTGGGTCTTCGTTGTCTTTGCAGACTCCCATGTAAATTCCATAAAATCTTTTATCCTCTGTCATTTTTTACCCTTCGCAAGTCTTGCTGTAACGGCTGGAGTTCTACTTTTTTCTACAACCTTTATTGGATTAAGATTTGGAGTAGCTGTTTTCCAAACAGCTGGTTTAATAGATTTAGGTCCATTAGCTGGTTTTGCTCTATTGCTTATCTTACCAAAACTTGCTTTGTTAGATTTTGGTATAGGCTTAGCGTTTGTAAACCCACTTTTTACAAGTTTGCTTTTAGGTTTAACCTTAGTTTGAGGCACATTAGGTATAATTTTTCTTGAAGATTTATCGTTAGGTTTTACAACTTCAACTCCCTCGTATGGGAGCGCTTGTCCTGTGGAGTCAGTTCCAACTTCAACTATAGATGTATACACTTGAGTATTAAGACTCTTTTCAATAATTTTATGCTCCACACCCAACACTGTCCAAAAACCCGAGTGTTCTGAACCAATACCATCTAAAAATATAGGCATACCCACTCTAAGTTGTGGGTGTCCTAAAACCTCAGCATGCCCTCTATAGGGAAAAACTTGTCTAGCTTCCGCTGCTTCAGACTCATATTGAGCAGTTTCAGCATCTGGCGCTACCACATGAGTATCAAAACGGTCAAAGAATTCCAATTGACTGCTGGTTTTTGTTTTAGCATTTCTTTTTTGTTTTGTAATAGATACAGCAGAACCAGTAGCTTTATCAGTTCCACTAATAGCAGTGGCAGATTTAACATTACCGTCCCAGTCAATAGATTCACCAATGGTAGGAGTGAATTTATAGATAGTAGAACCTTCAGGATTGTTAGCCCCCCTCATACGAAACGCAGGAGCTTCCTCTCTTAAATTTTTAAAGTCTTCCAACAAAGGTTGAAAGTAAAGTTCAGTGTTTTCGGCCCTTAATAGGTACCCCACTTGTTTTGCTAATCTGACAAGCATTTGCCAATCGGTATGACCAGCATGAGCAATTTGCGGGAACACTCTCGGATGCGCCGTTGCAAGAGCGGCAAACCCGTGCTTAGTCGCAATCTCTCGAACAACCTGGTCGGCAGTTTTTCCTTTATATATAGTTTGACTTTGTTGTTTCATTGGAAAAGAGGCGCCTACTGCTACGACTTCCATGTGATTTTTACCTGGAGCAAAATCAGAATTAATGTGATGGACATACCCATTGTATTCTTTAGTGCCTCCACCTGTTTGTGAAAGCGTTACAGTTATTGGGCTTCCTGCTCGTACATCTTCTACGGACCTACCCCAGTCTTTAAATTTTAATACCATAACATCATGTTGGTACATGCGTTGATATATAGTCATAGCCCAAATTTTTTCAGGAGCAGCCGAAGCTTCAGGAAATGAAACCGTTGCGTAATTAAACACTTGGAATCCTTAATAGTGTTCCTGGTTTTATATTTGTAAAGTCTTCTATTTCAGGATTGTATTCAGGTATTAACCACCAAAAACTTGGACGTTGATAGTACTTCCAAGCTAATTGGTCTAATCGTTCACCTTCTATGTATTCGTGATAAACAAAGTTTATAGAACCCAATACGTCGAATGAGTAAAAAACAACAGGATTTTGATTAGCTCCAGGTTTAACAGAAAAGAAGTCTACGTCAGAGTATTCATATCTAGAACCAGTATATATAGTCATGACTCCCCTTACTTTGGTTTGCTTACTAAAGTAGAACCAACAAAACACATAAAAGATATTTGTACTGTTGTGGTTAGTGGAATGTATTCTTCTGTAAACTTAGAGTGGCTCCAAGAAACGCTATCTACCCAACCAATGTAGGACATGCTGTCTGCATTATTAGGTCCAAGCTGAATTGCCATAAGGTTTGGAATTAAGTACCCTATATCAGCAGTTACTTTTCCAAGTTTATTTTTGTAGATACTAGAGTCTACTTGTCCATTAATAGCTTTAAATAAGTACTCTAAATCAGCATTAGTGCCAAGCTTCATTAGTTCGTCTATCTGTCCATTAATGTTTTTAGGCGCTCCAGAGTCATATCCAGTTGCATAGTATTCATTAGCTTTTTTCCATGTGTACCCGCTTTTAAACTGCATAGTGCCCTGCTGCGCTTTTAAACAAGCAAAATCATTTGTTCTATCTAATACGATTGTAAAAGAGATACTTTCTTGAGAAGGAAATGCACCACCTACTACTTTAAGAGAGTCAGCTTCAGAGGGAACATTCTCTTGATTTCTTTGCATACTGAAATTAATGCTTTCAGGGTTCCAAAGAAATTGAAATGCGTACAAAGAGTTTTTTGGATTTTTTCCAGCACCTGTTGTTGCTGTTGTTGTAGCGGCGTCTGTTGCGTCGTTTTGTACAAATTGCCATAATCTTCCTCGGCGCTGTTTGTGCATTGCGTCCGTATCCATTGTGCTTCCAACAAAGTCTGTTCCCGCCACAGTTTGAGGACGTACAGGTAAGCTCCAAAGATGAGGAGGAAGATTAAAAACGCAACCAACTGGGCTAATTTTTCCAGGGTTATCTACAGCTGGCGCAGTAATAGGTTTAGGTTTTATAGCAACTGTAGCAGTAGCGCCAGCAATAATTGGAAGAGTATAAGTTAGTGTTCCAGCTTTAGTTGTAGTAGTAACAGTTTTATTTGTTAAAGAAGTAGATAGACGTTTAGCCCCACTTTTGGACGCAGCAGATGCATTTGCTACGCCTGTCTTTAATTGTGTAGGTGCTTTAGGTGGTAGTTTTGCCCCAGCCATTATGAATTACCTAACTTTCCTAGTGCCGCGTCTTGTGCAAATCCTCTTTGAAGAGCAGCCATAATCTGGTCAGGATTACCTCCGTCTACTTTAATATTAACTCCACCATAATTGTAAGTGTGCGATTGCTGTTGTGTAACAGCTTCAGCTCTTTTAACATTTTTAAAGCTATCTTGAATAGCTCCCCAAACAGTCCCACCACTAGCAGTGACATCGTTTTTTCCGCCAGTAGCTCCCCCGCCTGCGCCCTTATACATTCCTCCAGGATTGTATTCAGAACCAGAACCACCAAAAGCGTAAGAGCCAGGGTGCCCCGTCCACTTAGAGGCGTTGATGGCTGCAAGAATAGTATCTTTGTCTTTGCCTCCTTGAAGAGCTTTGATGATAGCTGCATACCCAGCAGATTCAGAATTCTTTCCTTGAAGAGTCTTTACTGTTGCATCAATTCCTTGAGCCCAACTTTTATAAGACTGAACTCCCATCCCGCCACCCAAATCATTAAAGTTGGTTGAACCAGTTTCTTTCCAGGTAGTATTCAATGGATTGTAGTGGGCGCTGTTTTTAAAGTGACCGCCTTCAAAACGTTCCCAAGTTCTAAGCGCGTCAATAGAATCTTGATTAACAGGGGCGTGTAAAGCATTAAGTAGAGCTCTTGCAAAATCGTCTGGGCTAGATTTATCGCTAAGGCTGGCGCCTCCAGCTTTTACTGACCCGCCTTTTTTTCTAGCAATAACGTGATTAGGAACTATAACTCCGTCTGATTTAGGGACGAACATTTCTGGGCCAGCTTCACCTACAAGATATGGAACCTTAGCATCAACTGGGCCACCACTAGCTTTTGAACCTGTAACTGCTGCTACTGCTGAGCTTCCAGCAACACCTGCCATTCCATTAGCTCCGCTACCTACAGTTTCGCTAATACCTTTCCAACCAGCAATTACTTTTAGTACTCCAGTAAACTTATCAATTACATTTGTGACGCCACCAAAGAATGCATCAATTCTATTACCCTGTGTAAACCCAGCGGCAGCAGAGGCGGCAGTTTGACCGAGGCCACGAGCAGCTTCAGCCTGACGTTGTGAGTATGAGGAGATAGCAGCTGTTGTAAATCCAAGTGACTCAGATGATTTTTTACTAAAATCAAAAGTTCCACCAGTTTTAGCTTCAGCAATAAGTCCATTAGCTAAAGCTTGCTTAAGCATTTCATCTCCACCAGATGCTTGGCTAATTAAAGAGTCCATAGAGAACCCAGGTTGTAAACCAATTTGCATTTCTTTTAGAGAAGGTTTCTTGCCAGAACCATAAGCGGCTGCATAATCTTTGCAAATTTTTTGCCATAAAGATTTAATAATTTCTGGAAGTGGTTTCATGTTTCCGTTTTCATCACGAATACGAATTCCAATACCACGCATAAAGTTAACATTGCGCCCACGTTGCATTGAGGCTTGAAGTGCCATACCACCAGCTATGCCCATATTAGGGTCGGTGTTAGACATCTGTGCGGCTCCCATAGCTAACTGCGACATGTTTTGAGCTCCAGCAAGGCCGCTTTGTCTAGCTACTCCATAAGCTTGTGCAGCATCAAATTTACTAGTTGCAGTACCTGCTCGCATAACATCAACAAACTGGTCCATAGTAGATGCGTATCTATTCTTACCTAAACCAGGTGTCCAACCCAGCATAGTTCTGCGTTTTTCTTCGTCAGTCTGCCCCCATGCCATAGCCTGATGAGCAAGCGCTTGATATGTAACTGATTCATTAACACCTGGTGTAGCTGCCATTACTCCGTTATAAGCAGTGGCGGCTATTGCACCTTTATTTTGAGAAGCCCAAGCAGTAGTAGGGGCATTAAATACTTGTGAAGTATTGTTATTAACTGGTGTTGCTTGTGCGTATCGGTCTGTAGACGGAAGTTGAGCGCCTTTAAATACTAAGGCGCCACTAGTACTCTGACCAGGGGCATAAGTTTCACCTTGAGAATTTGTTTGATAATACTTATTGGTACTAGAGAAATCTGGTTCTTGAGCGACTTTAGACGAGCTCTCGCCTTTGCCTCCTCCATGAAGCATGGAAGTAACTTGGTTGCCCTTGGATATAAATGAATCCTGCCAAGCGCGACCAATTGCTCTAATCTTTGTTTCAACCCCAGCTAAACCAATAGTAAGGTTACTTACTACTTGGTCTGACTTTGAGTTGCCCAAATTATCGCTCATTTACCTACCTCTATTTAAGAAAGCGTTTAGCTCTCGCTAACCAGTTCTTGCGTTCTCTAGGTGATAGCGAACGCAAATCTTGTAATGTCCAGCCAGTGAATACTCTTGTTAAAATTTCGTATTGGTCAAGAAGTTCTTCGTAATCTGAATCTCTATATACGAAACAAATCTAGCAAGCTCAGCGGAAGAGACATATCTTCTCCGCATGCCTTGCACGGCTTCTTCACCTCCCCAAGGCGTGGGCCTGGGTTACGAGTAACAATTTCATCAATAATCTTATTGCGGTCAGCCATGTTTAAAGATAAAGCTGTGCTCGCTCCAACTGATGGGTAGCCGTCTAGTGAAACAATGCATCCAGATAGTAGTAGGGTATTAACCTCTGCAGCTGTTTTCTCTATAAATTCCATAAGCTTTTTTTGTACTATGCCATTAGGAAGAGCAACAGTTGCCTCACCAATTTTGGTGGAAACTACAAATTCTCTATCTTCTGCTGGGTCTTTTAGCTTAACTACAGGAATATCATCAAGTAGATGAACTGCAGTTACAGCCTCGTCTCCGCATGAAAGGCATCGAGTTTGTAGGTCTAATGTTGGTCCAAAAGTTGCTCTACGAATTCCAAGAAGAATGGCGTCTCTGTCCCCAGACAGCAAGGTATCTAAATCTTCCTTGGTAGCCTGGTTAGGGCCAATCTTTGCTAATCCACGTTGCAACAATACATTTAATGCTTTGCCTGTACTTCCAGCTTTAGCAATAGCTTCTTCATCTGCTCCAGTAAGTTCTTTAACTTCTGCAGTAGTAAAAAGTTCGCCTTTGCTATCAATGAATCCTCCAGGCAACTCTACTTCAGTGTCAGAAGGAGCCCGAGTCTCGATAATAGCCTCGGGTTCCTCCATCACTTTTTCAGTAAATTGCTTAATTAATTCTGCGTCTGTAATAATTTCAGCCACGATTTATACTCCTTGGTTTTGGTTATTTAGTTCTTTACACCGTCTAGGCGATTAAACTTGTTATCTGTATAGAACACAGATAGGCCTTCGTGAACCAATGTCATAGATTCAAATAGAATCGCTCCATCAGCAGCATTGAGGTCTGTATAGTTTAGCGTAGTAATCCATGCGTTATGAATCTTGAAGCCCATGCGAGGAGTGTTAGCGTCCTTTGCTGCAGCTGTGTTTGGATGGTCCATAACATATAGAGTTACATTTACGCGGAATGACTTAGTTGTTGATGAAGCCTTTCCAGTAGCGATGCCTTCACCAGAAGCTGCAGCAAATAAGCCACGCATCCATGTGATTGCTTGGTCGTTTCCGTAGAGAACTCCGCGCTGGAATGTTACTGGAGTAAATGTTGTCATACCAGGAACCTGGTGAACAGTGGTATTGTACCCACCTTCACGGTACTGGATAGCCTGGGTATTGATTGACAGACCAGAGATGTTACTGAATCCACCAATCCAACCTGATGAAGCTCCTTTATCAGGAAGCTTTCCTGAAGAGCTTGTTAGAATTTTGGTGCTCATAGTTGCATCTGGACCAGCTGCATTAAATTCCGCATAGAATCGGAACGAACGAAGTGGGTCTGTCGCTAGCTGTGAGAAACGGTTGATGATACTGCTTGTTGGCATTTTTAACTATCTCCTTTACGCCACAGTAACGGTGGCTCCACCGTCAAACTGACCGATACGAATTACAACAAATTCAGCTGGACGTTGTAGAGCAACGCCAACTTCAACGTGGACTTCACCATTATCAATTAGATACTGGGGGTTGTTATCTTCATCCACTTTTACAAAGAAGGCCTGGTCTGGTGTAGCACCGCGTAGGCCGCCTGTTGACCAGAAAGAGGTCAAAAATGAGTTAATCGTTGCCTCTAGTCGACGCCATAGAGCTTCGTCGTTTGGCTCAAAGATTGCAAACTCTGTAAGGTCTGTAAGAGCCTTGCGAAGATAAATGAGTGTACGACGAACTGGTACGTACTTATCTACATATCCAGTCATAAGTGTACGAGCACCCATAACTACAATGCCTGAACCTGGTACATACTTAATAGCATTAACAGGTGCGGCTGCAGTGTTCATACTATCAAGGTCAGCGTTAGTCATAGGAAGAACAGATACAGCACCAGCTACTCGAGTCTGAAGACCAGCTGGAGCTTTAAATACTCCACGAGCAGCGTCTGTTGCACAGTAAAGACCTACAACTGCACCACCTGCTCCAATGTATTTAGTACGACCTGTACCTGCGCCAAGAGCTACGGTTGGGTCAGCAATAGTAAGGCGTGGGTAGTAAACAGCTGCTTGTGATGATGGGGCATATGTAGCAGCAAGGTCAAGTTGTTGTTGAACTGTGTCATCAATACCATCTATAACTACAAAACAGTCTGCACGGTCTTCAGCATAACTAATAGCTGTATTAACTACAGAAGCTTCTGTATAACCAGTTACATTAATAATTAATGATTGTTTAATTAAATCAAGGTTACTTAAAGCAATACCGATATCTGTAGTTCCAACAACACCGCCAACAGTTCCATGAGCTAGTGCGCCGCTTAGTACGCTAACTACGGCTGGGTTTCTAGTAGC